GAGCCTTAAAAAACACCAATGGGATATTCACCCATAATAGTGTGAGATACGACAAAATTGATGTCTATCCACACCCAAAATTGGTGGAAATGCTTAAAAATTTAAAATAATTTGTTCGTTTACAAAGGATTTAGTATCGTTTACTAAAATTTTAATCTATTTCTTTTTGTTTTTACAAAATAAAATATGATATTTGAATCATGGAACACGAAACAATAATTAAGATTTTATGTCGACCAAAAGATTTGGAGGCATTCAAAGAATTACTACCTACGGGTACATTTGTCAAGGCAGTTTTGAACGATCCCGATTGGGGGTTCACTGGAAGTGGTGAAAACTATGTTGTGTATTTGGACGATTCGAGTGGGTTTTTTACCATGTCTGTAATGTTTTGGTTGGGTACATTAGTTGGAGAATCAAGAAATAAATAGTATGTTACCAATAGAATTTCTAATATTATACCCTATGAGTTTACCAGTAGCATTTTTATTGCACAAACTGTGGGCGAAGTTGACGAGAAAAAGAGTGGTAGAGATGCCCGAGGCTAAACCATACAAATTTGAGTATGACAAGCCAATTAAGAACTTTAACCAAGTTACCAAACATTGGAAAACAGAAACCAAACGCATGTACAGAGGGGGGCAGTTATGAGCAACAATAAACAACAAACGGCAGTTGAGTGGTTATTCGATCAAATGTTTGACCCTACTTATCCTGCTGGAGAACAAATTAACTGGTTAGAACAAGCCAAAGAAATGGAGAAGGATAGAATGATTCAGTTGGTGCAAGAATTAAAAGATTACACCCACGAATCGCATACCATATTGGGTCATGATGAAAGAGAGGCAAGTGAATTTGTAGATATTTTTTACAACGAAACCTACGGAGGAGGTGAGCAATGACAAACAACAAACAACTGACGGCAGTAGAGCAATTGATAAGTAAAATACCATTAGGTATGAGAATGCAATTAGCAGAACTTGGGGTTGATTTTGAACAAGCCAAAGAAATTGAGAAGCAACAAACCATGAATTTTGCATTGGAATATATGATGCAAAGCAAACCAGTTGTTGATTACTACAACGAAACATACGGAGGTAACAAATGAAAGCAAATGAATTAAGAATTGGGAATTGGGTTAATTATTGTAATGGTAAACGCATATTAGATGCTCAATTATTTTTACAATTATTAAAATATACAACTCCATTTGACCCTATTCCACTTAGCGAAGAATGGTTATTGAAGTTTGGGATTGAGAAAATGAACGATGGTAATTATTGGAATAAAAAACTTTGTATCCGCAAGGATAGAAATGAATTTTATGCACTTTATGAACAAGGAAGAATATACATTCAACACGTCCACCAACTACAAAACCTACACTTTGCTTTGACGGGAGAGGAGTTAACATACGGAGGTAACAATGATCAAGTTTGAAAAGAAAAATGGGTTATTCTGGAAAGTTGAGTACCTTGAAAATATCCGTGAATATGTGTTTGTAATTAGCGATGGCGGATATTCAGAAAAGTACATGATTCACGATTGGGCATTGGGACATGCAATTGATAATTTTAAATTAAAACTAAAAACTAAATATGATATTAAACTTAAATAATGCGATGGAGTTACGCCAAGGAACGCCAGTTATTTACACCAAATTTGATTCACTTGAATCGGCAGAAATGAAATGGGTAGAACTACAATTCCATGCATCGGGACAAGTACGGTGCATTGTTGAGGATGAAGATGGCAATCTTTGGTGGGGGTACATGTCACAGATTCACACTTTTGATGAATATTAATTTTTATATTTAGAAAATAAAAAGTATATTTGTAAAAAGAAAATAGTCAGGTGGCGGAATTGGTAGACGCTAATAGGGTATGTAACTGGATATAATATACTTTACCTTATTAATACAATCCAGCAGATAGTATCTGAAGTATATACAGGTTCGAATCCTGTCCTGACTACAAAAATAAAATTATATGATTGACACAGATTCAGCATTGCGAGAGATATTCACCTATTATACCAATACCCAATTGGTAACAATGATGGGTGAGAATTATTACACCATTGCAACATGGCGATTCAAGTATAAGAAAAATGAATTGTCGATGGGAAAGAAGATTGAAATATTGACTAAACTAGACTTTAAAGTCGCTACAAACCTAACATGGCAAAAACCAATTAATTCAAAATAAACATGGAAAACATTAAAAATTCAAAGGTTACCCAAGTAAGTGGTAACGGAGTATGGGAATCGGCACAGTACGGCAAATTCTACAAATTCGAAGTAGTATTTGAGAATGGAGATGCGGGGCAGTACATGAGTAAAGAAGAAAACCAAACCAAATTTAAGGTGGGCATGGATGCAGATTACACCATTACGTCCAAGGATGTAAATGGTAAATTGTATTACACCATTAAGGCAGCACAGGCACAAAAACAAGGTGGATGGAGTAAACCCCAAGCCGATCCCGAAAAGGAGGCACGTATTAGCCGAATGTCCGTTTTAAAGGTGGCAACCGATATCTACCTTGAAAATGATACTATGCAAATATGGGATATCATTCCACTGGCACAATCGTTTGAGCATTGGGTAATGACGGGGGAGAATAAGTTAACCGAACCCGCCAAGCAACCAACCAAGGCACAACCAAAGGCTAAATCTGGAATAATAGATAATTTCCGTGAGGAGTCAATTAGGCACATGGAGAACGATAACGATTTACCATTTTAATTATGAGCGACAACAAACAACAAAGTAGCGTTCAATGGTTTTATGATAAATTGATTGAACACGGAATTATTGTGGTAAATCAAACAACATACCAAGTAAAATGCAAACATGAAATCCTTTTAGAACAAGCCAAAGAAATGTTTGAGGAGCAGATGATTGATTTTGCAAATGGATACTCGGCACAAGACCAATACAAAATATCAGCAAAACATTATTACAAAGAAAATTACAAAGGTAACAATGAATAGCATTATAGAACAATTGGACAAAGCATTGTATAATGCCGTGAGTGGTAACACCAGTGCATTCGATACCTACATTAATTTCATGGAAATTAGGGATTCGTTGGAGGAGCATATTGCAACCCTTAAAAGCCATGCAATGGATGAGGCGGTAAGATACAATGGACAAGTTCACATGGGATACGAAGTAAAAGTGGCTGCCGTAGGTGGTAGATACAATTACGACCATATTCCAGAGGTTGTTGAATTAAAGCGACAATTGAAGAACTTGGAGGCACTACATCAAACTGCATTTAAGCATCTTGAAAAGGGGGTAAGCATGGTGGATGAGGATGGTGTCCAAGTTGAACCAGCAACGTATAAGCCCAACGGATTAAGTATCATTTTAAAACAAGCCTATTAAAAATAAATGGGTGGTTATTACGCCACCCATTATTAAACATGAAAACCAATAATTATACTTTGCAAATATAAGAATAATTGTTATATTCGTATTGTTAACTGGATTGTAAGAGAATCCGATAGTTAAAAAGATTATTGCCCGTTGGGTTTACGTGTGCTCTTACCACCGTGAATCTGATGGGCTTTTTTATTTAACAAAAAATGCAAAACACAGGACAAATCATCAGGAGTAAAAAAACTGCAAAGGATCGGTACACTCCAATCAGTAATGACATTTTACAAAGCAACGAATTAACACCAGAGGAAAAAACAATTTTAATTTACCTATTATCCTTACCGAGTGATTGGGTAATATTAAAAAAGCAATTAATTGAATGGGCGAATTTTGGAAGAGATAGATTCAATAAGGCGTGGAAATCATTGCATGAAAAAGGGTACTTATTATCAATACGTATATTTAATCAAAACACTGGACAATTTGTTGGGTGGAATCATATTGTATATGAAATACCAGTTTTAGAAGATAACCGAGATACTGAAAATCCGAAAGTCGGTGATTCCGAAAGTCGGGAAATCCGAAAGTCGGAAAATCAGAACATATATAAAGTAATAAATGAACAAAGTAATAATAGTACAAAAGAAATAGAGAGTGTACGTACACGCACACAATTTATTCCTCCGACTTTGGAAGAAATACGGTTGCAGTTCCGCGAGTTGGATGCGGAGAGATTTTTCAATTATTACGAATCCAACGGGTGGATGATTGGTAAAAACAAAATGAAAGATTGGAAAGCGGCAGCACGAAATTGGTTATCTCGTAATGCGGAAAATGTAAAACCATTAATATCAAAAAATTTAGCAACTTTGAACGATGATTGAAAAGAATATATTAGCGTGTTTCCTGATGAGCGACTACGCAAAGACATTTTTACCACGGGTTAAAACACAATGGTTTACTGGGTGGCATCAAGCGTTGGTTAAAACTATGCAAGATATGTATAACCAAAACCAACCGATCGGATTGCATACATTGTATAGTTATTATCCTGATAAGGCGTATGATATGGCAAGTATCACAAACGATTTTATGACGGATATTACCATTGAAAAGGAAATAATCATCCTTGAAATGCAGTATAATAAAAACTATTTGTTGGAAGAGATTACAAAAGTTCGTACTGATTGGGATTTAAAGGAGATACAAAACCATTTGGAAAATATCAATTTCAATAGCCGTATTCAAACCCGTAACGATATACAGAAAATGTCAACGATTATGGGTAAAAAGGTGGATGAAATTGAACAACGTATTAAAACGGGCAACCACATGAAAGGTTTAAACACTGGATGGCTAAGTTTGGATAAGTACATTGGCGGTTGGAATAAAGGAAACTTGGTAATTGTGGGAGGTCGCCCAGGGATGGGGAAATCTGCATTAGGTTTAAACTTCTGTATTGATGGAAGTAAGTACGCTAAATATGTATTTGTTTCCATTGAAATGAGTTCGGATGAATTAGCAGAAAGGGTAATTGCAGATATTAGCGGGATTGAAAATTATAAGATACGAAATGCCAAATTATCAATCGAGCAATTGCAAAATATTGCATCAGAAATTTATAACCAAAGTGATTTTCATTTGATTGATACCAAAGATAACAACGTATATAACATAATTTCGCTTTTAAAGGTGCATAGAGCGAAGTTTGGAGTGGATGTGGTAGTAATTGACTATTTACAAAAATTGGATGCGGGAGGAAAGGATTTAAGAACAAATGTAGGTTTAGCATCCACGGCATTAAAAAACTTTGCAAGAGAGTTAGGAATTACCGTTATTGCGTTAGCACAATTAAATCGTGATGGTAAAAATTCACGACCAGAACTAACCGAATTGAAGGAAAGCGGACAAATAGAACAAGATGCGGACGTGGTATTATTTCCATTCCGTCCATCGTATTACGAGGAAATTAAACCAGAAGTTGAAGATTCAGTCGTTATAATTGCAAAGAATAGGCACGGAAGATTGTGCGATATTCCTTGTAAATTTTACGGAGGATTAACCCGATATAAAGAAAACATTTAAAACCAAATAATTATGTTACACACAGAAAACATCAAAGATTACTTACCACAAAGGTTAAAGGATCAAGTCAAAGAATTGTTGAATTTGTACCCTATCACAAGGGATTCGGATTTACGATTGATTGCCATGTATTATCGTAAGAACTGCCCAGAGCCAGTTAGTTACATTACTGCGGATGAGTTTTTAAACCATTTAGCACATGGTGAAATGGCATCGCCCGATTCAATCACAAGGGCAAGACGTAAATTGCAACAACACCACCCCGAGTTAAGAGGGCAAAAATGGAACGAACGTCAAGAGCGTGAAACCGAAGTTAGGCAAGAAATGAGGGAGGAAATATGAGAGCAATAACAACACTAATTGATTGGGTGGAGGAAGTTAAGAATTGTAGCCCCGAATCCCAATGTTTCATTGATGCCAATGAAATCTTAGAACATGCACGTAGGTATGAGATGGATGATGAAATTCAAGTGATAAAATACATGGATATTTTGTCCGATATCATTAAAGCCCATCCCGATATCACGGTGGAAGAGATACAATACGAGATTGGCAGAATCAAAAACATATTGATGTGAGGCATTTAGAATCTAAATTACAGATTCATTGCGTAAAATGGTTTAGGTACGAACACCCCGATTTGGTTTTGTTTTCAATTCCGAATGGGGGTTATCGTACTGCCATAACTGCAAAGATTATGAAAGCCGAGGGGCAATTGGCGGGGGTGGCGGATATCTTCCTAATGTACCCCAATAATCAATACCATGGATTATGGATTGAGTTAAAGACCGATAAGGGCAGACAAAACGAAAACCAAAAGTTATTCCAAACCAAGGCAGAGCAATTCGGGTACAAGTATTGTATCGTGAAATCTTTTGAGGAATTTATTACAACCATAACCGAATATTTAAAATAAATTGTTTATTTTGCCAATGTAAAAAGGTGCTAACATTGGAACACATAGCCCACATGGATGTCAAATGGAGGAAGATGGCAAATTATCTTGGTGCAAGGTATGGGGATATTGACGATGTTGTGCAAACCATGTACCTTAAAGTGGCAGAAATTCAAACACGGGATGGCAATTTAAATCGTATTGAATCCCCAAATGGTGGGGTGAATACCTTTTACATTTTTAAAATCATTCAATCCGAGGTAATAAATTTATATCGGGCGGAAAGTAAAACCATAGACCACGAGCCACAATTCAACCCCATTGATTTACCAGAGGAAACCGAATATAAGTATCAAGCGTTAATGGGTAAGATTAAACAAGTGATTGATACCATGCACGAATACGACCAAATGATTTTGGAATTGTACTTTGTCTATGGGCATAGCCTACGCCAAATAGAAAAACGCACAGGCATCACGGTTACATCAGTTTACAATACCCTTAAAAACGCAAAACAACACATTAAAAATCATTCAATAGAGTTATATCATGAATACATTGAACAGAAAGCAGAAAAGGAAACCATCGCAAGGTTTGGGCGATACGATAGAGAAGATAA